ATAGTTGAACCAGAATTGTTGCGCACCGTAATCACTTGCGGACCTCCACTGCCCGTAGGAAGGTTGCTTATCTGGATCTTCTTACTCGTGCCCGCTGAACCACCAGAGTTGTCATCAACATCAATGATGTGCAAGAAGTCACCGCTTGCCGCTGTAGCGGTCAACTCGGTTAGGTCTGTGACTTTCGTTCCCATTTATCTAGATAAATTTTCAGCTTCCACTCGTTGCGCTCAGTCAAAATATTTGACTCCAATCGCCGTGGCGAGGGCTTTGATTTGGTTGCTGGTCGGTTGGTTGGGGTAGACATTTAATCCTCCAAAATAATTGCGGCGGCTTGGCGACAAGTCCGCACCAGTGTTACTCGTGTACTCAGGGAAGGATCCGCTATTGTACTGTAGGTATTCAATCATTCGCTCGCGGTAGAACATTCCAATCTCCTGCGACTGCTCGACCACCTTCTTAATATCTGACATGGATGCCGCACCCCCTTGTTCACTGGACCCTACGCTGACGCTGTTGTTTGAGAACCGTAAGCGAACGACATACGCTACCTCAGCAAACGAGAGTTGAACCAGACACGGATTGATGTAGTCCTCAAGCAACGTTTTGTACGGCTCTGGTACAGCCCCTGCGTCAATCAGTTCTTTTAGCTTATTGTCTAGTGACGTGCCCAATGCTGGCAGGATCCATCTGTCTTGTGCAATCCGAATGTAGGGCTGTAACAGGTTGTCATCTACTGTAGAGCCTAGCGCAGTGTTGCGCTTTAACGATGTGCTACTGATGTATAGTGTGGTTGCCATTATCCGTATTTTAATGATCCTCTGGACGGCGTGTCAATTGGTGCGACTATCTCAAATCCGGGCTGTTCAACTTTCGTATTCTAGCAACTCAACTTCCGTTGGTTCGCCTTCTGGAGCATAGATGTAGATGTTCCGCACAAAACCGTGACGGCAGTATACCCCGCCTTTCCAATCAACAATGCTGTACCTGCTTTTTCCGCTAGGGGCAAACTGTCCGTTTACTCCGTCTTTCTCCATGTCCAACAGATCTTCCCATCTGTACTCCACGCCGTCTTCGCTGGCCTCCATCATTTCCTCGCAGAAATCGCGAGACTTGTAGTTAGGATTGACGGGTGGAGTTTGCGCCGTCTCTTCATAGCGATACCGCACAGCGAAGTAGTAGCCGTCTTTGCTGACTATATCTCGCTCCTCACTTACACCTTCCTTGTCGCTGTACTCAGCGTACAACAATTGCAACTTTGCGTCGTGCAAATCATGGTCTGGTGTTGTGTCCTGCACAACCTCAGACTTCACCAGATAGTAGTCCTCACCTAACCTGTGGTCCTTTTCACGGATCAGGGTCAGCCAGTCTTCACTTTTTTTTTTTGATAGCTGTGTCTCTGCTACCGCTTCCTCGTCCTGCTCTTCCTCTTGCACGGTGTCCAGCGCGTCGATGCCCTGCTTGAACAATGCGTCTGCTACCTGTGGTGTAAACTGGAGCATCTGGACCAAGAACACTTTGGCTTGGTCCTCAGACAGAATACCCTCCTGAACCTTAACCAGTACCTCCACTGCCGATGCAATTTGTGCGCCGTTGTAGCTGGCATCTTTGTCCGCTGTGTCCGCACCTGTAGCCTGCCCAAACAAATTATCTACCTCTAGGAAGGACGCAGGCTTGAGTGGCTTGAAATACATTTCTAGCGTAATGCCAGATGCCGCAAAGACTGGTCGTAAACCATCCAGAAGGATCCGCTGAAACGGTAGGATGACCGTGTTGTAGAACAGGTCGTATGCGTCCTTCATCTCGTCAGCGTTACTTCCGAATCCGCCACCTTCGTTACGGATGCCAAACAACAAAGGACTGGTGACCCTGTGCCCGCTGAGAATTTTAACGACTACCTCTGAACTCAGGTACTCGAATACTCGGTGTGAGTCTGTCACGCTAAACGACTCAACTGTCGGTGCGTTCTCCGCACTGTCGCTGAAAGACATTAGGATCTTGCCAGCGTTCGATGCACCACCAAATTTCTGGTACACCATCCTTTCTAATTCGGCTCTCTCCTCCTCTGTCGGAACCCCGTCGTTCCATGAAATTAGAGTCGAGGGGAAAAAACCGTTCTCAATTGAATTGAGGTGATACTCTGCTAGGTTCGCGTCTACCTCGATGTAGTTCGTACTGCCCAAGTAATCAGGCAAGCCGTAGTAGAACGACATAGGATTGTACAGCTTGCAATGCACCATCTGTGATGCGGCTGTGCGATTGGATGTGTTGAAGGCGGGAATTGCCTGTGCCTCGATCCGATTGTCTGTCCAGTCTGATTTGTGGTAGAAGACTTCTACTTGGTCCTCGTCATTAGCAACGCCGCACCGAATGGTTGCCGCTGGTACATGACTGACTTGTGCAACCGTCTTACGGTCCTCGCTCCAGATCGTGTTAAAGTAGCATTGCCCGTACAGCTTGAGGTCCAGTGCGGCTCTCTTCAGGCACTCCTTGTTGCCGAAGATTTGTTGGACCTTGAGCCACTGCTCCACATTGAAATCCTTGTAGACTGCATCTAGCCCATCACCGTAAATCATTTGGGCAACGCCGTTAATGATTGCACTGTGAATACTGCTACTGCTGTACAGTTCCTCTAGGTAGTGCGGGTATAGATTGTCTATACCCATATCAATCATGTCATTGTTGCGACTCTCCCGAAACTCAGGAGTGTTGCTAGACTGATAGTTGAGGATACTAAATGCCTTTCGTTTCTCTGTCATTGGTTTATGTAGACATCGTACGCTGTTGTATCGCCGCCAGTGTAAGACTCGTAACCCGCCTCACCGTATGGGATCGTGTCGCTCACGAAGGCCAGCCTTGAAGCATAAACTGTATTGGCTGTACTGTCGTAAACGTTCACAAGATACAGACCTTCCTGCATCTTCTGTGCTCCTAGCCCCGGTATAACAGACATCTGGGTATACCTCTCATTTGTACTATCCGGTGTGATGACAAAGAAAAACTGACCGCCTGTCAATTGATTGGTCCAAATCAAGAGGAGAGGCTGGGCAGTGCTGGTGCTACTGTAGCCATTTAGGTTGACCACAAATGACTGCGAGACATTGGCGTTTTTAATCTGTATCACACAGTAATATATACATTAGACCCAAACTGTTTGCAATGCAAAAGGGCGACCGAAGCCGCCCCTTTACATGAACCAAAAAACTCCTTATGCCGCTGTGACTGTTGCGCCAGTCACGTTGTCTAAGGGATAGTTTGCTGTGCCAGCACCTGCGGAAGCAGACGCAATCCAAACTGGGTTGGTCTCCTTCGCGGTAAAATCAATCGTGAATCCGCTCATGTCCCCAAAGGCAGTACCTGATGTCAGGCTACCTCCAGTTACATTGCACCCGTGCTCTGCACCAATCAACCACGCATTGTCGTTGTTGTCCAGAACCCAGATGTTTGGTCGCCCTTGACACAGCACACGAATATCTGCGATGTCAGTAGCGTCCAACTTCTGGAACGTCAATGAAACCAACTGCTCAAAAAACGTAGTGCCTGATGCTGGATCGCTGTTATAGTTCACCGTCAAGCTAGACGTTTCTGGACGCACCTGAAACTCATAGAACGTTTGGGTTGCAATGGCAGTCACGGTATCCGCTGTAGCGGCAGTCCATGCGGACTCACTTACCATGTCCAAATAATTGCCAATGTACACGGCTTTGATACCGCCTACCGAATCTTTGCAGTCAACAATGCGACCGCCGGAAATAGTACAAGCCATACGTTAGCGAATTAGAGGATAGTAGAAAGGGATCCGACTACAACGTCGTCTGGCATTGCCACCTGACAACCTGCACCGAAGCGCATCACGATCTTGACTTGATCGCTACCTGAGAACTGCCAGTCATCGATGTACTGAGCGGTCGTGTAGTCCGTGTTCAAGTTTGAACCGAAGACGAGGTTTTCCTCGTACGTCAACACAACAGCTTGGTCTGGGAATCCGGGGCAAACGTGGACTGGGATACCGAAGTACACCATGTTCTCGAAAGCCTGATTAGTACCGAGCGTATTGATACCCTGATTCTGACCAGCACTAGCGAGAGCCAGCATATACGCACCAGCCGTCTTAGGGCTAATGTAGTATGCCAGTCCGGGCTTAGTCAAAATAGCTGGGCAGTCAGCCATAGCCTCATCGTACGCCTTCTGGAAGCAACCACTACTACCGAGAATAGAAGTCGTGAAACCAGTAGTTCCAATGACTACCTCATTAACACCAGCCGTCCCCAGAATGGAAGCGTTGTAGCTGGCCTGCGTCAAGGAACCTGTGTTTCCAAGAAAGCCTTTCTGACCAGAAATCAGTCCGCCTTTCCAGATTCCGTTTTCGACTTCCTGTGCGGCATAGCCTGCAACAGTTGCCATAGCGAAGGCTTGGAACTCAGCGGATCCAGCGGTCATGGTTTCCCGTGCGCCCGTCATACCAGCCCACGTAGGGAGCAAGGTCTTACGGCACAGGGCCTCCATAACTGCGCAGTCGCTGAGAGTCAGGACACGCTCACCAAGGGTCAGGCTATCTCCGTCGACCCAGTTACAGTTAGCGGCCTGAACCACGCTGTTGGAGGAAAGGCTGGAGATGACCGCCTTGTTTTGAATGCCGTCAATCTGACGTACCCAACCCTTCTGGATCGTCTCAGGCAGTTTCAAAGCAGGTGCGACAAATGGCAAGGCGTGTTCGCCTGCGTATGTTGTTGCCGGATTGACGGTTGGACCGTCATCGGCGAAGCGACGGCGACGAGCCGTCCGATTCATTGCTACTGGGTAACTCATTTCGCAATCTTGTTAATCATGTTCAAAGCGGCTTGTGTGCGCTTGTCGAGCGAGTTGTAAGGCAACGCGCTTTCTTCTTGTCCTACTGGTGCATTGCGCAAAGGCTGTGCGGCAGGACGTGCGCCATTGCGTGACAACTCCTCGCGGAGTTCACGGTTCTGGCGTGACAGGCGGCGCATACGACGTTCCATACGCTCCAGCTTTTCAGACACATCGTCTGATCCAAACTTGCGACCGCGTGGCTGTTCGCTCATACCGCGCCGACGGGCGTACTTGCGCCGCTTGCCCATACCGCGACGGGCGCGACGGGCTTCTACTTTCGTTTCTTCACTCACTGTTTCGGTGGTTTCTGTGGTCTCACCGTCGCCTGCGCTAATAAGGTCCATTGCCATACTATGCACCGCTTCGGCTTGTTCGGCTGACAGCCCCAAGTCAACCAGAATTGTTACGAATTGCTCGTGAGTGTCGGGGCCTTCACTCACGGTTTCGGTCGTGGTCTCCTCGACCACTTCCTCCTCAAACTTGCGTCTGTTCATACTTATATATATCGGGTGTTTATTTACCTCAAATTTGCCTCTATCAGCAACTCCTCGAACAGTTCCCAATCGATCTGGGATATGCTCAAAGGTGCGGTCTCTTGGAACAGCACCCACGCGCTGTTATACTCCATGTCCAAGATGGCATTTTCGATCAAAGGAATAGCGTATAGGAACTCCTCATCAAACACGTAATCTACCTCAAACTCTCTCAGCATAGCGATTAACTCCTCGCTCGCCGTGTTGGTCCACGCACCGTATACCCGATCCAAGAATCCCATCAGTGTACGTCTTGAATTTCTACGCCGACCAGTAGTTCCTCCTCCAGCATTTCGCGTATCTCCAGTTCACTGATTCCCGTGGATCCAGTGTCTACTGTGATAAACGTTTCGACTGCCGTGTACTTGCGTTCAATCATGTCCAGTCCGTG